GCTTCAAACATATTTCTAATTTCTTGTTCACTTCTACCTAACATTGCTAAGAATTTACTTCCCTGTTCCTTACCAAAAATGGCGGTAGTAATTTCTGCTCTTTGTCCTAAATCTTCAATACCTTCCAAATCACGTTTAAGAGCAATCAAAACTTCGTCCATAGGTTTTAATTGACCATTTGTGTCTAATATTTCCGAGCTTAATGATGTGAAACCTTTCACAAGTTGTTTTGTACCTCTGCTAACACCTAATAATCTCCCTTCTGCACCTGTTGCCGCTAGTTGTAATCTTGTTAAACCAGTTCTTAAAGCAGTACCAGCATCACTTCCTCTAATACCTGCTTGAGCCATTAATGAAATCGTGGCAACCGTATCATTAACGGTTAAGTTAAAAGCTTTAGCTATTGGAGCAGCATATTTTAAAGAAACTCCTAAATCTTCAATCGTTTGGTTAGCACCATTAGCACCTGCAACCAAAATGTCCATTAATGCTGCTGTATCTTCTATTTCTAATCCAAAAGAATTAATATTATCCGCAACAATAGAACCAACTTCGTCAAATGCCGTACCTGTAGCCTCAGCACCTGCAACAATATTTGCTAAAGATCCACTAATTTGGTCTGCATCAAAACCTGCTCTTGCAAGTGATGTTGCTAGTGTTGCTACTTCTTGGGGTGTACCTGCTGCAATTTGTGCGGTTGACGCTACTGCTTGTTCAATTTGTTTATAATTGCCACCACCTTCTATAGCTGCTGTTTTCTTTAATTCTTCTTCATAGTTCATAGCTCCAGTTATTGATCCTCTTATTAAACGACCAATACCAAGAGTTCCTAGCATACCTGCTAATCTATTTCCTGTGCTTATGGCCTGACCGTCTAAACCTTTTAATTTTCTTTTTAAATTATCTATTTGACCTCCAAGACGTTTATAAGCCTTACCCCCTATATCAGTTCTATCTCTTAAAATTGTTAATGCTTTAATATGTTCTCTTAAACCTTTTGTAGTATTACCAGCAGCCCTAGCCATTCTATTTATTTCAATATTCATTTTACCCAACTGGGCTTTGCTCATTTTAGAGCTAGTATCTAAACCTTTTATCTGTTTTTTAAACTGGTCAACAGCTTTAGCTCCCTCAACTTTTGCTTTAAGTTTAAAAGTTGTATCTAAATTTAATGCCATTATTTATTGTCCTTATTCATAAATTTTATTGCTTCTCGCTCCATGATTTGTAAATCCTCGAAAACTTCTTGCCGATTACTTATATCATACAAGTCAAAAAGCATTTGTAAAACATTATAATCAAAACCTATTACACCCCCCATAGTTGTTCTCCATTGAGTCATCATTCTTATAAATAACATTGCTGAATCCCAATGTTCCTCCCATACCTCAAAATTTTTTTCAACTCTTTGTTCGGGCAGCCCTTTTATCCCAAGAACAGCAGCATCATTATGACTTTTATCTTCAACACCGCCATTAATTAAGTGATCGACTACCCCTCTAAGTTTTTTAATTTCTTACCTGTTTGTCCTTCGTAAAAACTTTTAGCCAAATAAGCATTTAAAAATGGAATTTCTAGTAAATTTTTTAAATTTTCTTTATTAAAAGGCACTTCTATTTGTGTACCGTTTTCATCTTCCATAAAAACATCTTCCCAACCAACTAAAACTTTTTCGCATAATTCGGTAGGGTCAAAATCTATTGGTAATTCTTTGCCATTCTTATCTAGTTTAGGGGTTGCTTTTTTTGCCATTTCCATTAAAAATTTTTGTGGCATTCTTTTAAAAATTGCTTTAAATTTTACTTCTTCAAATTCGTCATCAACTGGATACTCATACTCAACTGTCCATTTAAAGGTTTTAACCTTGTTAATAATTAATGCCATAAAAAAAGATTAGACCATGTAACGCATAGTCTAACCTTTATAGCCTAAAAGTAAATATCTTTATGTATAGACTATTGATATTTCGTCATTTCCCGCATTTGGAACTGCTGTATAAGTAAGATCCAACATATCTATTTCATCAACTGATGCATAGGCTGGTGCAGTAATATTTGCTTTAGGCATTGTTACTGTTACCTTATTGCCAGCAGTTGTACCATGTAGAAAAGTATTGTTTCCACTTGTATTGCTAGTTGCAGCCGTGAAATAATTTTTAGCAGATAAAGCTATATTCTCTATTTGTACAGATCCTCCGGGAGTACGGTTATTAATTTGAACTTCCTTAGTACCTCCCACTAATTCTCTATAAACAATTTCATTATTCATATCAAAAGAGAATGAATTTAAAGCTGCTGCATAACTTTGGAACTGAAAAGCACTTGTATTTCCTTGCTTAAAAACAAGCGGGTCTGCTTGGTTTTGAAAGGTACAGGTTGGCATTGTTGTATCAGTTGGAGCATTATACAATCCTGTCATAACAAAGGTTATAGTAGGAATTGAGCCAACCTCACAACTAAGTGAATATGTTCCTCGACATCCTGTTAATTTGTGCTGTATTCCGTCTGCATTGTAGACAATAGTACAAGAATCAAATCCACTACTAATAGGTGCATAAGTTACAGATGTATTTGAAACAAAAGTCTGACTCATTCCACAACTGGTAAATAGTGGTCCATAGTGTGGCTCTGTTCCAACCGCACCACTAGCAGACATTTCAACTGTAATTGTTACTTGCGCTCTTGTATTAGCTAAAAGAGTAGAGTAGTTGCCAAGATAACTTCTTACTAAATCTCTGGAAACTTCATCAGATTGAATTGGCTCTATTGAAAGTTCAGTACATAAAATTGCGTTGGCTGAACCTGTTGGAGTTGGATCAGTTCCATATGAGCTTTCATCTTTAACTAATAAAGCTCTTAGTCTAGTCCTCTTTGGCATTGGAAGTTTCCTCTTGTGGTAAAGATTCGGTTGTTGTGGCTGGTTGAGTTTGCCTAATCAGCTTCCTCTTTCCAGTTTTGGGATCAAGAATGTATGTACCTCCTTGACCTGCGTACTTATCTTCCATAATAGCGTCATTTAGGTGGATAAATCAGTAGTTAATGTCTGATATATTATAATATAGTCTAAAGAAACAACACCGCTAGGTTGATCGCCGTCAATTAAATCAAAAGAGACATTCCTAGGAGTTATATCAATAGCTTTACCTCCAAGCGTTAAATCGCTAACGATTTTGTCATGTACAGATTTAACTGTTGCATCTGCTGCTTGGTCTGGTGTTTGTGTAGCTGATCCTCTAACAATTACACTAATTCTGACATTTAAAGTCCATTGAAAATTGTTTCTTCTTGTCTCACAACTGTCGGAAACTGGTTCAACAATTAAAACATGACCTTCTGATCTACTTACTGGAGTAACTCTACTTCTATAAATACGAGTTCCAACCCCAACTGTTCCAGCCAATTGGGTCACAAGTTTTGCTAATATAGATTCTCTTATAGTAGTCATGTCTTGCTTAATGTTATAACTGACATTTTTCCATCATCAACCATTCTTTTTGTTCTAACTTCATATTTATTTTTTATATTATTTACAAAAATTTCTAAAACATCTCCAAGCACAACATCTTCAAAATCTAATGTCTGTACTTGTAATTCATAATCAGTAGCAACAATCATATCACCAGCTAAAATCTCGTCTGGCATATTTAATATTCCTTTTTTGGTTTGTCCATTAAAGTATATATTTTGACCCATATCCGCAAAATATACATTTAAATTTTCATTGAAACCCATAATAAAAAGCCCTCTTATGAGGGCTATATGTTTTAACTATACTTTTTAAGACCAACTAGGTTGATGCTAAAAGTAAATGTTGGAGATGATCCACCGATTGTCTGTACGATTTTGATGTATCTCTCTGCACTGTCCTTGTTGATAACAAGTGTTTGCATTGAAGCTGATCCTGTTACTTGAGTGAAAGTAGCACCTGATAAGTCAGTGTAAGTACCACCTGTTGTGTCACACTCAGTAATTTTTATATCTAATGTTGGAGAAGAACCGCCACCAGCAGCACTATCCAAAATTAATAGAACATCTCCATCATATTCGAGAAGATCAATAGCACTTGATGTAGCTGTGCTTGTTACAGCAGCAGTAGCAACACCAGCAGCAACAGTTAGCTTCTCTAAGTTCTGTTGAATAACAGACATTTTAAGTTACCTCTTGATTAGTAGCTTCCTCAATTTGTGAGATAAGCGTTGATTTGTTTAGTTTTTTATCGAGTTCTAAACCAATAGTCCGACCATAAACCTCTAGCTCTGCTTTAGTCATATTTTGTAAAACACTAGCTGTCTCTGAATCGTCTATAACTGGCTCTTCTATTGGTGCTTCACAAGCTTCCACCACAGCTTCAGCTTTTCCAATACCAATAAGCATCTCGCCAATATGTTTTTCAACGTCAATAACAGTGCCAGCACTCGTAGGAGTGCCAGCTACCATCACGTTTCTAGTAAGTGAAACTTTCATTTGGTATTATGTACCGAAACAGAAAGCACCTGCTTGCTTGACAGCAAAGTCAACGTCTTGTAAAGCAATTACTCTAACGTTTCCACTTGTTGCTCCAACATAAGGGTCAACAGTTAAGTCTAAACCAGACCACATTCCAATAACAAACTGTGAGAAGTCTCCAAATAAGCAGTCATTGTTTGCTAGTTGGTTTGTAACTATAGCGTTATAGCCATTAATTTCATCATTCTCATAAACGAATTTACCTGTATTAGATGCAACCTCTGTTGACTTCAAAGCACCTCTAGCAGAAGCATTAACTAGGTAGAACATATTAGAAACATCAGCATTAGCTACTGCTACGTCTGTTTCCATTCCAATGTATTGAGCAAATGTACCGAATGTTGTAATTGTTTGAGTTCCTACGCCAGTTGTATCCTTAATTCCTAAAGGTTGGTTAGAAGAACCTGT